CCAGTCAATATCCTCAGGCATGGCCGCCAAGAGATGATAGTACTGCTCTTCAGTTATCTCTTGATAAGGTGCTTGTTGGTAAGAATGGTCCGAGTGTGGCAGGAAAGACACCCCACTTACTTCATTAAAGTGCTTGTATACCCACGAACCTACTTCCATCCACTCATTTTCTTTAACATAAATAGTTACTGAAGGTTTGTGTTCACACCAAAAGCGTTGATAAGATAACCAAATCCTCAGCTGTTCCATAGCAGAGCGATCATCTCGAAACACAGAGTTAGGGTCGCACTTCATTGGAAAGCTAAACACTAGGGTAGAATCTGGCTTCATTACATCATCTTCTACAGGAAACCCTGCTTCGATCATGAACTTAGCCAAAGGATCTTTTTTATCTGCTCTTACTGTACGAATGTAGTAAGGGCTATACCTAGGATGAATACCAGAAGCAGAGTCAACCAATTGAGATACGGTTCCACTCGGTTTAACTGCCGTAATTGCAGTAGCTGGGTTGATACCCAACTCTTTAGCCCATTTAGCATTTGTTTCAATTGCAACCTTCTTAAGTGAGTCTAGTAGGGGTTCAAGAACCTCAGGACCCATACTGCCGTTTGTGTATTGGTTATCCACAATACCTGTAAGGGAAACTCCAAGCAAGGCTTCTTCTTCTGTGTTATCTCTCCACTTTTTACTCAAGTATCTAAAGTCTACCAGGGTAGATTGCAGTGTGCCTAGAATGGCAGCAATCTTTACTTTTTCTTTTAGGGTTTCTGGGGTATCTTGTGGACGAATAACTACTTCCGACAAATTACAAAACTGTCTATCTCTAAGGATAATCTCACTGCATGGATTGGTTCCAAACTCATGATTGGTATCTCTACGACCATTCTTGGCAGCAGTGTTTCTAGCAGCTTGTCGATTAAATATCCCACGCTCACCACTCTTACTTTCCACCATAGCAATCCACTCTCTCATGAAAGTTTCAATACTAGGCTTTTCATTGTAAGCTACTGAGTTATTTGCCAGTGCAAATTCAGGATGCTCTACCCACCACTGACCAGACTTTGCATGTCGCATACGATCATCAGCCAAGTCACTAAGAGAGATAAGAGCACTACGCCTAACACCGCCAACCACAACAATTTCTGCGATTTTACAAACCAATCCGTGTACTTCGATGGAGGTAAGTTTACGACCAGGAGCATTTCTAAACAAATTAACAGAATAACGGAACAAATCATTTAGGGGCGCTGGTCCCGAAGCTCTCCCACCAAATGTTTTAAGGGGCTCACCGGCGGCACGGATTTTAGAGAGATCCCATTTTGGGATTTTACCAGCGTAAAGTAGGCTGATAAGCTCTCTGAAGGATGATGCCCATCCGATTTTGCTGTCTGATACAACAATAACTGTATCTGATTCATGGAACTCTTCTGCTATAATGGGAAGTTTGCTAACATAACGTGTTTCACAGGAAAAACCCACACCTGTTCCACACATAAGAATATACATTAACTCATCAAATGCCCGTTGTCTGTCAATAGACAGGTAGGAACAATTGAATCCGGCTACATTATCACGATCTAGGGCTTCTCCTGCAGTCATTAAAGCCCTCATAGAGGGCATAACTTCATGATTTATAATTGCATCGTAAACTTCTTCTGCTGTATCTGTATCCAGCTGTTTACGATTAACCCAGAAATCAACATATCTTGCTACAGTTTCAGCCCATGTTTCGCGCCTTCCAACGTCGTTCTGCCACCGTGCATACCGGCTTTTGTGGATAAAAGCCCTGTAGTTGTTGCTTATCTCTCCATTGCTCGTTATAAGCTTTACCATAAAATTCCTCATTCACTTTCATCATTTCAGGACTAGGCCACACATTAAAAAGATTAATGGGTGGGATCCTAAGTTCACCCCAACTTATCCCCATAATCAACCTCCAAAAGCAACTCTAAACAGTGTATTGCTTTTTCAATATCTTCTCTACCATTCTTACTTTTGTGTCTAGAAACATATTTGATCACACTACTCTCTAAAAAGTTCAATTCGTTGAACTGACAATAAACTGCTGGCTGTATTGCCATCTTAGAATAGTGATCGCCGCCTACTTGATTATCAATAGCACTCATGGATGTTCCTCTGCACAATCTAACCAAAACAAACCTGTCGCTTCTGGGTAAACTTCAAACAACCGGTTCTCTTTTTTTAAAGAATAATACTCTTCTACAGATAGCTCGTTTAAAGCTGGCCTATCTTTAGTAACACTATCTGTCACTTAGCTACATCCCTTGTTTTTATAATCTCAATCTTTACAATATGAGAAGAACGTATTGATTTAAAAGGCATTTCTTCCATATCATCTGGGGCTTGATTAGAGAACCCAAGAAACTCCGGCATTTCTGCAAGAGTTCCGAAGAATGTACAGTCAAATATTTCCTGCTTTCCATCTATATAGTCTACTTGAATTGTAGACATTTTGAACGTCTTTCGTTTAAATTCTGATATGTTATTCATAAAGCTCTCGTAAAAATGTCAGCGGAATTTCTTCCAATGTATAGTCTCCGTTATGAACTCCATGCTTCATAATAACACCTCTCCACCACATCTCTTGGGCAGGGCCTGCATAAGGTTCAAAGTGATCAAAGAAACAACCAGCGGTTAGTCCTCGTATAACAGTACCATCCGCTCTTGTACGTCTAGCAATATCCAGCATGTGATTATGACCTGCTGTACAAGATACATGATGCTTCTTAATTATACTAGCAGCAGGAAACTCACCACTAATACTATTACCCATAATGCCACTAACAAAGTAGTGGGAATACATGATACCATCTAAACATACTCTATCTAGGAAAGGGTACACAGACCACCCATAAGACTCATATCCAAGATCGCTAAGAGAGATAAGATTCTCTAGCATTACATGATCTAGGTCGATTGCTCTTTGAATCCTATATTCGTGATTACCAATAAGCATGTGAAACTCTGGCCTATACTGCTTTTGTTTCATAAACTTTTGCTTAGCATTATAAGCATACAAGGGAGACATAAGCATGTCTTGTGCCAGATGTACTGCTTCTATATCGTGCTTATAGTTCCTGTTGTTGTAATCCTTCTTACCTTTATCGTAGCTACACAAAGATTCCATATCTGCGAAGTCACCTAGACAGACGATCTTATCAGGCTGCTTATCTAGTATATACTCTCCTAGCCAACGAAACCTGTCTAAGCTCTCTCCAGGCTTTACATGAGCATCTGGAATTATAAGATGTTTCATCACCACTCCTCTAGCTTGAATGGATTCATATCTTCTTGAAAATCTAAATCCAGATTCCGTACAATATCTACAAGCTCATAAACAGATTTTATATTTGTAGATCCACAATAAATACAGGGCTCCTCATCTTCATCTGTAGTAAATACTTCACCACACTCTAGGCATCCATGAATAGAGTATCTCATAGATTACCTCCGTTTAGAGGAGTAATAATTTTCATAAAATGTTCAGCTTTCATTACTACTAGCTCATCTGATCTGTTTCTGGTTATAAAAAGAAGAGGGGTGTACTCTCCACTGTTTTCTTTGGCTTGGTCCCAAGCTTTCCAAAGCTGCACTCGTTCTTGATTCTTACACTCAATTTGATATGGAAATAATTCATGGGCTCTAGGACTAAGCTGTAGATCAGCCCCTCCTTGACCCATCCCTGTAGACCTAACATCGTCCGGTTGTAGTACCGGAAAAGCGTTTAGAATAAGATCCCTTACATACTGCTGGAATCTCCTGCCTTTATTTTTAGCTGAACTCGTCTTCATCGTACTAGAATAAGAAACAAATCTGGATCCCTTTTAGACAAAAGATCTATGAACATATAAAAATCTGCCTCAGTTTTAGGATCAGCAGAAGAATACTGTATTGTTGTACCATCTGATAAGTGTATCATATAGTCTCTCCTTTCTTCAACCCTTCGTTTAGAAAATCTAACTACGTGCTCTAACAGGAAAATTTGAACTTCCTTCCCATCACAACCAGAGCTGTTAATCTTACTTTGCAACTCTAAGAGAGGCCACCTTGCATAAAGATAATCTCCACTCTTGATTACCAAAGTTTCATTACTTTTCATAGTACCTCTCCGCAGGACACCACAGCTGTCCTCTATCTTGCAACATCCACAGCAGCCTGCCTACTTCACGCATTCGACTTTCAGGAGGTATAGAAGTTCCCAATGGCATATTCTCTATGATTTTTGGATTGCGGTGTGCATTTGCATACTCTTTCAATACTACAATGTTAAGCACACCTTCAGAGGCTTCAAGATAAGGTGTTAAAATCTTTACTGCAGTTTTCTCTCCCATTCTGTAGATACCGTGGATATTGTCTGTAGAATCTCCTGTAAGAAGTTGTTTATAAAAACAAAACTTTGCTTGGTCATAGGTTTGAAATGTGCGAGATGATTTAGTTGGGTTGTAATGCCAGCCAGGGACCATCATAAGATCTTTATCTTGAGACACAATAGTGGTTTCCCATAAAGCATCTGATAAAATTGTCTGCCACTGCATTATAGACAGTGCATCATCTGCTTCAATACCGTCTACAACAGTGCCACCATACTCATCTTTTAAAAGATCTTTAACCTGATCATAATAGAATGGTTTTTCAGACCCATCCCTGTTACCTTTATAGGGCAGGATAGTTGCTAGACCCTCCCTGAAATTATTCTTTCCTGAGAAGTATATTTTGTAGTCATCATACTCGTTATTAGAGAAGATTTCATTAAGAATGCTAAACAGCGAATACTGAGCTACACTAGGCTCAGCTATGATTTGTACAGGATCTATTTCATACGAATCATTTCCAATCCATTCCACTGCATCGGATTTATATCTAGCAGTGTGAACGATATTTCCTGATTCATCTTTTATGTTATATTCCGTATGTTGAGATGCGAAACTAGCCTTATATACTAACTCATCTCCATCGATCAATAGTAGTTTTTTCATAGGCAAAAAAATGAGCAGTTTAGTGTCATGCTCGGGACCTAGGGGGTTAGTTAGTGAGCAACTGCATTCATAGCTGTAAACTTATGTGCTTTTGTTGCCCCGTTAAGTTCATCCCGTACTGCATCCAATGCTGCTGCAATCTGTTCTGTATTTGCAATAGCTTGAGGATACATATAGGTAGTGATTTCTATAACACCTGTATGCCGATTAACGATACAGTAGTGTCGTATACCCTTTTTTGTCTCTGACAGAATGCAATCGTAGTCACCTGCAGAGAATAACACCTCGCCTACTTCTTTCATCACAGGAAGTCCGGTACATCATCATCGAAGTCTGCCTTAGAAGACTTCTTTGCTGCTGGCTTAGATGGTGCGCTTTCATTCTTAGCGACAGGCTCAAAGTCCTCATCATCTCCAAAGGGAACATGATCAACCACCTGCACACCCTTAAGATCTGCCGATACTCCAGAGCCAAACTTATTTTCCCATTCAAAAACAGAGAAAATAACATTAACAGTAGAGCCATTACCAATAAGCTTATCAAAAGGCTCGTTGTTAGCATCTACAACCTTAGGAGCCTCATTGGTAGTTCCATCGCGTCGATCAACCTTCCGCTTCAACTTGATAACTGTATCACCATCCTTATCAACCTTAGGCTTCAAGCCCAGCTTACGAATCTCTTTTTCCTGAGAGTCATTGATAACAATATCAATTGACCATGCAGGTTCAAATGTAGTATTTGGGGTCTTTACACAAGCCCATTTACACTTACCATTCAATTTCATAGTATATCCTCAATGAGTAAAACGCCAGGATGGGCCCATTACATAGTCCGCATCCATCTTTATTCGCATGTTTAAAAGTTCACCAGCTTTGCGTAAGGATAGCACAGCTAGCTCACCATACCTTGCATACCCTGTTATCCATTTACCACCTCTTTCTGTCGGCTTCATCCAAATAGCATTCGGATTTATAATATCCAAACACTCCTGCTCACTATTCAATTCATAGAGTTCAAACTCCCCAATCTCTAACTCAGACTGTATCTCATCATGGAAGTTCCCAACCATCTTAAATCGAATACCTCTAGACTTAGCCTCTTCATACAGAGAAACGGCAGCGGTTTTCATAACGATAGATCCACAAGACTGGAAGAGGGCATTCAATGCAGAGTGATCTGATCGTGTGTAGATCTTTCTTCCATCAATACCCGGAACCCAGCCTCGTTCGTTATGAGACTTAATAGTTTCATCGCGTAGTTTACCTAACGCATGATTAACCTCCCAAAAAGAATTAAACACTTCTGTTGCCCTTTTGATAGGGCAATTTAACATTTGAGAAACTTTCCTTGGTTGACTTCCGTATATTAAACCATAGAATATAGTCTTGGCTTCATCACGACTAACACCAAAATGATTGGCATTCTTAGTGTGTATATCACCGTCAAGAAGTTCATGAGCAAACTCACCATCGTCTAATGGAGTAGTGTAATGAGCCATAACTCTGCCTTCCAATGCAGCTGCATCAAATCCTAGCAGTATGTTCCCTTGTTCTACAGTAAATAAATCTCTCATCTGAGGACCGAACAGCACTTTCTTAGAAGCTTTTGGTACATTTACCACAATGCTATGTGTCATTCTAGCAGTATTGGTCCCACAAGATCTAGCCCTAGCAGAAATTCTACCATCGGGCCGAACATTTTGTACCCAGCCTTCTATCTGAGATTGCCTATGTTGAAACGTAAACCATTTAGCTATTAACCCTCCTACTTCAGCATCTATATTTAACAACGACTCTACCGGAACACCGGCTTCTGTTAGCTTTGGCTGTCCCTTATCAGTGAATAACTCAGGCTTCCATCCATGTCTCATAAGCTGTTTAATAAGCTTCTGTCTTGATCCTAGATCAGGCTCATGCCAAGAGATACGAGTGAATGCCCCTCCTACATTAACACTATTTTCCAAAGAATCTAACCAATCAGTAACCATCTTTGAGTACTCTCCATTCTTCTTGAATGGTTTTAGTATAGGAGCCCCTTCTTGCTCTATCTCTAATGTGAGAGATGGTCTGATTCTATCGTAGAGTTCGTTACGCTTATTAGCTAAAAACTCAATAGATCTCAAGGCCTTAGGAAGATCAAACTTAAACCCATTCTCTTCTTGCTCTTGGATTATTTGAGCAATCTTAGTCTCAAGGATTAAAGCCCGATTCCAGTCAATCATTCTATTAGCCTTTCAACTGTATCATCGTCATTAACTATGAGGATGGTAGATAAATCAGCAGCTCCACATCTTCTATAGGATGACCCTCCGTCTATATACATATTACCACAACTACAATTCTTAAAATCGTGGGTGAACTCAGACTCTAAAATATCATTACATAATGAACATTGCAGCCTATTTCGTTTATTAATCATAGTGATACATCTCTAATCTAGCTTCTTTTTGAACCTCATACAGAACTTTCTCCTGTATTAACACGTCTTCAGTACATCTATGTAGCATCTCTTCAGAGAAGGATGACCAATCATAATGCTCTGGTTTGAACCTACCTACCCGGTATCCCCAAGCTGCTAGGCTATGTGGACCTATTCTATCTAGCCTATTAGTAAGAGGATTCTTATATGATGACGGACAGCCCTTAGGAAGCTGCCTGTCGGGGTTTAGCACCTGACTCCATACCAAGGTATCAATCAGACCCTTAGAGTGCGGCAGAAGGCCATAGAATCGCTTCAGCACCGGTAAGTCATATCCTATTATATTGTGCCCTATCCAATAGTCGTACCTGTTAAACAGTTTTAATACTGCATCCTCTGTCAAAGAGTCTCCATATAATTGATACACCTTCTTATCTGATATATCTTTAGCAACTATGCAATGTATCGTTGTAATATCATCCAGCAACCCATCTCCTTCTAAATCAAAGACTAATCCTTCCATATAACATCCTCACTTTATAAGTGAATCTAAAAACAAAAGCTCACTAATAACTTCTAAAGGAAATCCTTTTCTATTTTCAAAACCCTCTTCTTTAAGAACTAACTCCTCTAAGAGTTGTTTGGATGTTCTAGGAGAACTCCATGCTCTTACTATTCTATTATAAACAGCTGGATAGTGAGACACCAGTAAAGAATTAGGATATTTGATAAAGAACTCTTCTGGAAGT